GACACTCATGTGAATGAGATCAATAGAACCATTTGTATAGTGTTCGGAGTCAACAGCATCGTCGGCGAGTTCGGCGCCGGTGACCGCATCGTTGTCGAGTTGAGCATTTGAGACAGAGTTGCTAGCAAGCGTTAATACTCCACCAGCAGCGATAGTAGCATCACCGGAAACATTGCCGAACATCCAGTCTTCAAGGTTTGAAGCTGTAATCTTCTTCTCGAGGCCGTCATCGGAGATCAAGAAGTGATCTCCTTGAGCAACATCCGTACCACCAAGAGCCAGAAGCTCATCGATATCAAGTTCCAAGCCAAAGATACTGTCTACACCACCGAGATAGGCAAGGCCTGGACCAGCGATAGAACCAGACATCGCAACCTTATCAGAAGAGACATGGATAGCGCCAGAAACCTGAACTGCGAGAGCAGACGAAGCAGCCGTAAGGCCGTCACCAGCGAACAAAGTTGTAAGATCAGAGAGTGATTCTTTCTTGGTTTCACCAGTTGCGCCACCATCAAGGAACATGATGTAATCGCCATTAGCGATAGCAGCTTCAGTAGTTAAAGCCATAGCGTCTTTTGCAAGACTATCAACACCAAATTTCTTAAGCGTTCCACCATCAGAAATCATGATTTCGTCGGCAGCAGCAAGAGAGCCTTGAGTCAATTCTGTTTGACCAGAGATGACATCATCGTGAAGCATTGCTGTTTGAACAGCGTCATTGGCGATAGTCACAAGACCAGCGTTAGTGCAACTTACATCACCGCTAAGAGCGAAAGAACTGTAGTCAGTTCCATCAGCAATCATGAAGTGAGTAGTGGTCGCAGCCAAAGAATCATCAAAGAGAGCAATTTTAGCACCCGTGATAGCATCGTCAGCGATGGTGAGAGCACCACCAGCAGCGATTGTAGCATCAGCAGAAACAAGTGCAAAAGCACCGTTTGCGGCATTGGTTACTGTGACCGTCTTTTCGACTCCGTTATCGGAAATCAGGTACGAATCTTGAGTTGCATGCGGAGTCGCACCCAACGCGTCGAATTCGTCGAGATTTACCTCAAGGGCACCGCCGACAGCGGCGATACCTGGACCAGCAATTGCAGTAGCAAAGTTAGAAACTGATTCAGTTTTCACAAGATTATCACTAGCATCGAAGATGTAAAGCGAGTCAGCCGCAATTGCTACACCAGCAGCAACGACACCATCGAGCCTCACAGTCCCTCTAGTTCTTAAAGCACCACCAGCCGATAATGCTCCGGAACCCGAAACAGCACCTGCAGCGGTAGCTGAGAAGCCGGCTACACCGGCATCGTTTTTAACCGTAAAGTCGCCTTCTTGAGTGAGAGACCCACTCATCGTAGCGGCTAAAGTTTGAAATTTATAAGCCATATTTTAAAACCCTCCATATTATTAGTTTTTATATTTAGGCGAACGAGACACACCTATCCAGATTTGATCCAGATAAGAAGTACCCGCTCGACTATAAATAGATCAATAGAGGACGAATAAAGATTAGAAGATATGGTATTTGTCGGTACCATTGCAATAAAGCTGCAGCGATGCATAGGGTGACTCTAAAACAACTGAATTTTGACTGTCGATTGTTTGCGATCCAGAGGCCAATATCGTGATCTTATTTGTGTGTGCGGCGCCTCCCTCATCCTTTATGACCAGCGTTTGGCCGCTTAATAATGTGGCCGCGCCAGGCAGTCTAAGGTCCACCGCGGCACTTGTAGTATCAATCCCAATAAAGTAATCTGTGGAGGATGCAGTTGCTGTAGCACTGATCGCTCGGCGGTTCATTTTGAGTCCTCCGCCAAGCTTGAGTATATCGTTCTGAAAGGTAAAGTTTAACGAACCGGTCAGGTCACCATCAGAAGAGTCGTGAAACTGAATCGAGTGGGCAGGGCCCTCGGCTACAACATGGTCAGCCAACACATTAGTGAGGTGTCTGCCATCACCATAGAAAGCAGAGGCGGAGATGTTTATACTAGCGGTCAGAGTGCCGGCTATGCTAAGCGTGCTACCATCAAAGGTTAGGTTACTCTCACAAGTTAAAGTATTTGCGTTCCCACCAACATTGGTAATTAAAGAATTGTTGGTTGCGTTAGATACGCGAGGTATATTGATGACATCTGCAGCATCTGATGTACTTAAGTTCCCTGAAAGGATTGTCGCGTACGAGAGGTCTAGGCGTGGCCGAAGCTCAGCAGGTAGGAACACGGTACCCGACATGTTATTATAAGCCATTTGTGTGCCTCCTTAATTAATTAGAAGACAAACCAGTTGACGCCATTAGAATATAAACTAATTGCCGGCATTGAACCTGTGAGTGTATAGGAGGGAGTGTTGTCAAAGGTATAACCCCCCGAGCCGGTTAGAATAATATTTGTACCGGTGCGTGTGGGTGCCTCATCTTTTACTATTAAGAGGGCGCCGGACCCATAAGTGGATGCGCTAGGAATTTGAATCCTGACATTGTTGCTATTCTGAACACCCAGAATGTAAGAGGGAGTACTGGCTGTGTATGAGGTAACCGTAACAGCCTCATATATAACATTAAGGCCGCGGACATGAACAGCTTGATCACCGATGCTGGCACTTAAGACCTTAACACCTGCCGCATTTTTGACGATTAAGCTACCAATTCTAGAATGAGTATCGTCATTGGAGTTACCAAAGTATGTGGAACCAGTCGCATCAATTCTAGTAACATTCTCAAAATGAAAGATACTGGCCGATACTGACCCGGTTACAATTAAGTTGCCAGAAAGCACCATGGTGCTAGGTTGGTAACCGCCTACCGAGGTAGTGTGATACATCATCTTTGCCGAGCCGGTGGTTACACCACCACCCGACATAAATTGTATAGACCCCGTAGGTCCAAAAGAACTTATTGACGCGTCACAATCAACATATGCCCATCCAAAACTCATTCAATTACTCCTTAGAAAGTGCTACACGCTGCCCGGGCGGTGCCCGGGGCATCACCAGAAACAAAAGCCACTCTGTCAACACCAGCTATTTCAAAAATGTATTGTCTTGCTTCACCACTGCCACCGGTGGTTGCCGAAGCCAGGGTCATGACTGCGTTACCCAAAGGAATATAAAGGGGTGCCCATTCAGCAAAAGCGTAATTATATCCCCAAATGGCGACTGCCTTACTGCTATTGGTTTTAACAAGAACATGCAAATATCTTTGGTTTTCAGTAGAATAACCGTTCTTGCCGGGATCAGTTGAGGCTAAGCCGGCAGAGAGGTCGGCGCCGGCTACAATCGTAACCGAAGTAGCTGATTGCTTCGTACCCGCGGTGGGTAGATGCTCTTTCAAGTGCTTTGGTCTTCTTGTACGCCCCCAGCTTGTTGGTGTGTATACTGCCATTATCTATTCCTCTCTGTTTGTGTATGTTTATAAATAATCATCTAAAATTCCTAAAAAGTGCTGCATGCCGCGCGGCATGTTGAGGGTGCGTCTGTTCCACTTGCTGTAAATGCTACCCTGTCTACACCAGATACATCAAAAATATGTAGCCTTGATGTGCCATTGCTGTTAGTAGAAGCAACTGGCGCCGTATGTGTTGCATTTCCTAAAGGAATCAGCAGTGGGGCCCATTCAGCAAAAGCATAGTTGTAGCTATATATGGTAACTGTCTTGCTTCCCGAGGAGCTGTGCTTAACAAAAACATGTAGGAACTTTTGATTCTCCGTAGAGTATCCGTTTTCGCCTGCCGTTGCATCGTCTAAATCATTGTTTAGATTAGAAGCCAACACAACTGTAACGCTTGTGGGTGATTGTTTAGCGGAAATAATATTATCATCAAACAAGTGCTTTGGCCTTCTTGTGCGGCCCCAGCTTGTTGGTGTATATACTGCCATTATTTCTCCCTCTTTTCTTGTTTGCAATAATAAATAGTCATCTATTTTTTCTCGTGCGTTTTTCTAATGCTCTTTGTTTTTTAAGTTCGTCTCTGATTCTACGGCGCTCAGCTTTCTTCTGATCCTCTCGTTTTTTGTCGGAAGGTTTTTTATAGTATCTTCGGTCACGCATCTCATCAAGGATCCCCTCTTTTTTAGTTTTTTTAATAAATCTTCTAATCATTTTCTCTGCATTGCCGCGGCATTCTTTTGAGGTCACTAATACATTTGCTTTCTTTCTTGGCATTGTTATTTCAGTGCCTCCCACATTCTGCTAGCACCACCGACAAGAGAACTAATGTCTACGCCAGAGTCTCTGTGATCTCCCAAATCAACTGCACCTGCGGTGCCCGCAGTTGGGGCTCCTCCGGTATCTCTAGTTGGTTCGGTACCCTCAAACAAATTAACACCATTGTATGCATCGTTACCAATTGTATCCATAAGTTTCTTTCTGTTCTTGCTATAATCGCGAGTTGGTATAGGGCTCCTTGGGGCAGCTGCTTCGGCCTGTTCCTTAATTACAGGAGTAGCCTGAAGCCCTTTAGCCACCTCTGATACCACATTAGACAAAAGCCCTTCTTCCAAAAGGACTTCATGGATGCACTCTTTGACGAGCGGCTTGATTAATTCTTTTAAATCACTCTTCTTCACTTAAAACCTCATTTAAAAGCCGGTTAATTTTATCGGCCTTTGTGAATACATTGTTGTTAAACTCTTTAGCTTCGCGCATCATGAAGGCGCCGGGTGTTGATGGTTCGGAAACCATATCAAAGCAAATCAACTGAAAGTCATCTTCGACCATGGTTTGTCCTTTCTCTTCTCGAACAGAGCCCATACCCCGAGAAGAAACACCAACAGTAACACCACCGTTGACCAGTTCC